GGCCGCACCTGGTTGTCAAGATGCGGCCCGCCTGTGAAGATCAGAGTTCGATCTTAGAAGCCTTGGACTTCTTCTTGGCCTTGGGCTGGTCCCACTCAACCTTCTTGATGTTGTTGTTCTTGCGCATCTCACCGTTGTACTCGCGCTCTTCAATCGAAACGGTGATCGTCGCAGTCTTACCAACCAGATCAAGCGCGACCTGGTTAAAGTAATCCTCGGTACGACCGGCAGGCTCTTCAGGCCAGGCGTTGCCGGATGCCTCGCAGAACTTCGGCAGGTCCCAGTGGAGGCCCTTCTTGGTGACAAGGATCAGCCAGTAGCGAATCTGTCGTGCCGCGTGGTCGCCCTCGTTGACAACGAAGTCCACAGTATACATGGGCTTGCCAGACTTGGACTCTCCCAGCTCACAGGAATCGACAGTCACCTTGTACTGTCCTTCGGGAAGAGGCTCAAAGGACATGGACTCGGCGACATCCAGGTTCATAAGTTCGTTGAAATTGATTGCCATGTTAATCAGTTCTCCTTCTTGTTGGTGTTGTACTCTTCGATGGTCTCAGGTAGCCACCCGTAGGTGACTGTACGGTCATGCGTAATGACTGCATCCGGCTGCGGAAAAGCCCCATTGTTTTCTCGAACTCGATAGAGAATAGTGGTCCTACCGATGCCAGTCTCTTTGGATACATCTTTGATTGACTTGTAGTAATTAGTCATCATTCTCCTTATCCGACTTGGTGTCACAGTGCTCGTGGACCCAACCCATGATCTTCTCCATTGTCGTATTGCCTGACATAGACGGCATCGGATCAAACCGCGTCTTTGCCAGCACTTCAGATGAAGAACGGACAGTCATGACCGTGACCAGCTCTTCATTGTCATCGTCTCCCACATCCTCCCACGTCATGCGGGCGATAATGTCGAAGATACCTGGCAGCTTCTTGAAGCTCTGCCTACCCTCAAACGACGGGCCAATCAGCGACAGGCGGGAAACATCGTTCACCTCACGCGCTTCATGCGTGATGCAGATGATGTTCAGGCCCATGTCGAAACTGATCTTGTTGACCAGATCAATGATCTTCTCGTAGGTAGCATCCCACATGGCAAAGCTGTCATTGGGTTTCGTGTTCTTAAAGTGGAACTTGATAAGCTCCTGAAGCCTGTCAACCGTGTCGATGACGATAGTCTGGAACGGCATGTCCTTCTTCTTGCTAATCTCAACAAGAAGTTCAGCAAACTTCTGATAGGTCGCTGGCTGGACGACAAGCATGTTGTCGAGGTCGCCGTACTTGGCAGCGGGGGCGGTGCCACGCTCCAAGTCGATGTAGAGGACTGGCCCGAGCTCTTCGACCTTAGAGGCCGAAACTGCGAGCGAGGTCTTACCTGTTCCTGACATGCCATAGATCAGCATCTTGATCTTAGGGGTAGTGATGCGAGGGTCGGACACTTCGATGTTGAGGTTCTTGAGGAACGAGTCAAACTTTCCCATTGTTTCTCCTTTCTGTTAGCGCTTGAACGTGCAGTAGTAGCAGCCGGGATGGCTGTCGAGTTCTCCAAGGTTGTCCCGATTTTCGGTGGCCCACTTGAAGATTTGATTTGCCCGTTCAAGAACGGCCAGGGCAGCGTCACGGTTGTACTTGAAGCACAGCTCGTGGCTTGCCGACATGACAGACTCTACCGTACAGTCTCGTGGGAACAAAATCAGCGAAGTGTGATTTACCTCATACCCAGCGTTCTCCATACCCAGACCGTACAACTGCATCTGGTAATAATATTTTTTCAATTGGGCTTCGGTCAGCGAGTCCGAGTAGAACTCAGGGTTACGTTCTTCATCGAAGAACGTGGCAGACGAAAACGCCTTGATCTTCTTCTTCGACAGAACCTTGTAATCGACAACATGCCCTGTCGAAGTATCAAACCCATCAGCAGTGCCACGGATACTCCCATACCCTTTGATCTCTCCCACAGTAACCCGGGTTTCCTTCAAGTACCCTTCGAGCCCAATAGTGTTCTCAAGATACAAGTGGAAAGCCGTCCCAATCATCGGCGCGAGAGGGTAGTTCTTTTCCTCCTGGTGGACACCCAGCAGCTTTTCAGCCAGACAGCGCTCACAAAGGTCTCCCAGTTCAGACGGACCAACCTTACGCTGCCTATCGCGTTCAGAGGGCTTCGTCAACTCCCGGATAATGTCGTCGTAGATTTCACTCATTCTTTGCCCACTCCTTGTACTGCTCGTCCTTCATGACATAAAGGTTCCAAGCGTAATAATGGAGGTCGTCTAGTGGCGATTCAATGAAAACCAGAAAGTCGCCTTCCTCAACGACCTTCCACATCTCACGTGTCCCGAAGAGTGGGATACACGAAATACGGCGCATGATCTTATTCGAGCCAGAATTAACCTCCCATCGCGTCTTACTCACCTTGTCCCGTTCAATATCCGTAAACATGAACCCCGGTGGAACCTGGATGACCAGCTTATTCTTCCCCACGGTGGACTCCCTTCGACAATCCGCTCAGCAAGGCTGTCGCCTCGCTAGAGTTTCGATAGTCCCCCAGGTACACAACCTCCACGATCTCAGGACAGGACGAGATAAGGTGAGCGCACCCTTGGCAGGGATAGTGAGTCACGTAAAGCGTGTACTCGCTATCATGTGTTGGCATCTTCCTGATCGCGTTGCGTTCCGCGTGAACAGTGTTCACACAGTGGTTGTCCACAATGCGGTGGCCGCCCGTGTCGCACGGCTCAAGGCCGTGGGGTGTTTCGTTGAACGCGCGAGACACAACCTGCCCCGTCGCACGATCAACGATCACACACCCCACGTGAGCACGGCCGCAGCGGGACTTAGCGGCCTCGTCCCGCGCAGCCTTAATGTACTCCCTCATCGAGAAAGAATCTCCCGCTGCTCATCAGTCAGGTTGTCTGCCCACAGCAGCACCTTATGGGCAAAGTCCGACAGTCCCCCGTCGTCATTCAGCAGTCCCGGAATAGCCTTCCTACGGTAGTCACTGAAGGCGAAACGATCACCGTCCACGTACCGCAGCAGACGACACAGCACCGAGTTACGGGACACCACGTAGTTACCGTCCACGTCCTCAACAAGGCCCAGGAGAGTAGTACCATTCAGACGGTCGGTGTAGTAGTGGTGCTCACCAATAGAAAGATCACCCCAGCCAAAACCGCACTCACCTGCAACATGGTCGGTCCACATGATCGACAGGTCCAGCGGGCGCGCCGCCTTAATGTCGATCTGAGCCGAGGTCATCTCCCGCGCATTACACTTCAGATCGTCAACACTAGGCACGACAAACACCCGGTTGTCGAACGGGTCAACGACAACCATCTCATCCTTTGCGGACCACCACTGGGCACACACGGTGCCCCTGTCATTGAGCAGTGCAAGCCGCCCGTTAGGCAGCGTCCCGGTCCCGATAACAGCACCGCTAGGCGCAGTGACAAGACCGTCTTCAATATCAAGGTACTGTCGCTTGACGTAACGTATGGGAAGATTCTCCCATCCAAAGCCAAGCTGGGGTGCGTAAATATCACGAATCGTTACGGGCAACTTCTTCTCCCTCTTCGTAGTAGTGGAACTCAATGACTGGAATGTATTGTCGAGTTACATGATCAAACTGTCGGTGATAGTAGTACTTTACACAATCGAATTCCAGTATCACGAAGCGGGATGTAAAGTTAACTTCGTCCCTACCATCATCGGTATAGTAATAAATACTCTGTTCGTCGGTAATGCCCAGGCTATGGTTATTATTTCCTTTCCGATCATTGAGTGACATGTGTGTATAAAAACTATTCTCAAGCTCGTGGATGCACACGATGCTCCCATCCGTGAAGCGGATATACGCATCCCTGCCATCGAGCCAGTATTCTTCAGTGGACTTCTTCAGCAGGTTCGCTGCCGTCTTGTGGTTAAATTGAATAATCTTCACGGCTCAGTCACCACTTTCCAGCTTGTTTGCATAACGGACCATAAGCCACACTGCAAGCAGGAGAAGTACCACAAGAATAAGTGCCCCAATAATCACTGCCATGTAAGCCACGAAAGCGTACACAACCAACATGAAGTAAGCCGGGTACCAGACTCCCGTAATCACGAAAGCGAAACAGAACAGGAGCGGGATGAAGCGTCCCTTAGACTTCTTCTCATGGTTTGCGTTCAGCTTGCTAACAGCATCATTGTAGTAATCGTACACGTTTGCTCTCCTTCAGTTTGTTGGTTTGTTTTCAGATAAGGCCAGACGCCTTCAACTTGTCGAAACGCTCCTGCAAGCGTCCCAGAACACGGTCGTCCACCGTGTTGGTAGCCTGAATTAGGAAGCGGTTAACAGCCGTAGACTGTCCCTGTCGGTTGAGTCGTCCCGTCGCCTGTTCGTTAATCACCAGGCTGTTAGACTGACTCAGCCATATCTCAGTATGACAGACTCGCTGAAGTCCGTCAACCCCTTCTGACATGGCCTCATGCTGTGCGACAATGACGCGCACGTCCCCATTAATCATGTCTTGGAAGTCCCCACGAGACTTGCTAGAAACTTCCAGGGCTTTGATCCCAGCTTTCTTCAGACGGTACAGTACGGCCTTAATAAACTTCCGACTATGCACCCACACGACGATAGGCTCATCCTCGGGCAGGTCGGCAATAATATCCATCATTGCGTCGAGCTTGGAAGACTTGCAGTCTTCCTTGTAATCGACAGCCCCATCTTCGTTAAACGAGGGGACTCCCAGCGTCATCTGTCGCAGACGGAGGTCAATCTCCATCGGGATAGACAGGGCAAGAGGGTATTCTCCCAGGAACGTGAGTGCCTTCTGTTCCAGATCGTTGTAGAGTTTGCGCTGCTGCCTAGTCAGTTCAACTTCCACGCGGTGAATAATCACGCCGGGCAGCTCCGGGTTAGCCTCGGCCTGTGACACTTCATGGTAGGACGGCGCTCCACGACGGACCATGCCGGGCGAGCGCTCTCCCGAAAATTCTTTCCCGTAGGCCGACCAGGGGTTAAGCTCCACCTTAAAGAACTTCTCACAGAAGTCCCAGTAACCACCATAGCGGTTAGGCC